CCTCTACGCAAATCCTGAAGCACATCACTAACGCTATGAGTTTTCTCATAGTCAACAGCCTGATTGATGAGCTTGATGGTTTGAAAATCCAGATGATTTATTTCAGCTTGATTGACCAGCCATAATTCAGTTTTGCTGGTGTCTGGCTTACTTCCTGTGTTTTCTACAAGTGTCAGCATCAGGCGTAATCAAACCCAAAGTCACCAACATTATCGCCAATGCCAAAGTTGTCATCACCGCCTCCACCAACCATTGCATCTGCAATCTCTTCAAAAATATTTTTGGGTTCAATTGCTTCTATCGCTGACGATATTGGCGTGGTGTCAAGGGCAGCATAGTCCCGTGCATCACCGTAACCGCCACCCAAAAGACCGCCAATTCCCATGCCGATAGGCCCACCAAGTGCAAAACCAAGAAGGCTGCCGAGAGCATTGCCACCAATGCCCTGATTGCCACGACCGCCAAGAGCACCGCCAAGAGCACCGCCAGCCATAAAACCAAATGGCCCCAACATCCCACCAATTAATTCGCCTGCTGCTGTGTAACCTCTTGGCGCACTTATGCCGAAATCAGTGTTGCTGCCAAACATACCTGGTGGATTGTCCATTTCACCATATCGACTTGTGTCCTGATTAATGTCATTCGTGTCATTAAAATCATCAACAGTCATCACATCGCCACCACCTTGATCGCGCAATTCCTGTGTGTTGGCTGGCAGGCTAAAATAGTCTGGCTGCTGACCTATCGGCATAACAGGATCAACGGCTGGTATAACGGCCGCAGCACTTCGTTTAAACTGTGGGAAAACAAACTTGTTGCCGTCAAAATATCCCTGTGGCTTTCCCGACATATTCAGCGGAAAAACCTTGCCAGTTGAATCTTTAAAATCAGTTATCATTATCCCACCATCACCACTTTGAAAATACGATCACTCTGCGAATTGTTAGCGTGCGTAATCAGAACAGAGCCATTGACCCTGTTTGATTGACCAACATAAATTGTGCCTGCACCGATCTCAGCACTTGCATTAGCCGTTGTCGGCATGAACAGTAAAACTGTATTCACGCCAAGCCTTGTGTCTGTCACCGTAGTCGAAGCTGCACTTGCAGCAAGCGTCACATCGAGCACATTATTCGCACGACCAAGCAGCAGATTATTAACGCTCTGGCTTATCTGCCTACGATGAAAAGCCTCATCTGGGCTATCAAGAGGCGGTGCTGGAAACTCGCTAACACTCACGCTGCACCATCAACAACTGTTTCAGCATCAACGCCCTGGGCATGAGTCCAGTTACCGCCTGCTGCTACATTAACAACAGCCCTGGCATATCTGGTTGATACTGTAAAATGTGCCTGACCATCAGCGTCAACAGCATTTAAAGATGTTTCTGTCACTGCGTCTGTTGGTGCAACACGATGCTTTAATCCAACTGTGATTGTGCCGCCATCAACATAAGGCCGTATGGCATTTATATAAATTCGATCAGTTCCACCCAGTTCCTGAGTTTCCAAGGTGGCTGCAAGGTTAGCACCTGTAAATCTGCACAGCTTGTAATCCGCATTGAAACCATTGAGGCTGGTCAGGCCACCGATCCAGCTAACATCATCGAAGCTAATACCAAGATTTTCAGTTGTGCCAAAATCGTCCAGGTCTTCAAGTGTCCTTGTCACACTTAGGTTTCTAAACATATATTCCTGATTGATCTCAGCCGTAGTCCATCGATCCACCGCCCAGTTATAGACAATGACCTTGTTGGGCTGACCGTTGTTGTTACCGCTGCCAGGGTATGCCCAGTACACTAAACGCGAGACTGGATCAGCAGCACCATAGACACGATCAATGTAATTCTGATCCAGGTCATTTAGAAAAAATCGGTCAACTTTCTGATCGCCTATGGCTGTGCTGTTTTTACCATTAAAAGCCCAGAAGCCACTTTCTCCCAGATAGAAAACAAACGGGCCAACACCAACAACACTATTTCGGGCCATTGGCCCTCGATCACGCTCCAGCTCACTGATCTGGAATACGGTTGGTGGGCCTACAAAACTAAGGCCAAAAATTGAATTGCGTGAAAATATTACACCATCAAGGCCACCGATAGCACCTGTGATCGCCATGACCTCGCCACCTGTGGGCAAGTCCTGACGATCCGACTGGACGGCAGCAGCAGCAGCCGAGCCAGGTGTTAGCCAGCTAGTTGGATCATTGATACCAGACCAATGCACACGGTTAGGTGTTACACCATCGCTGTCACTTATGTTACCCAGCCAGACAAAATCCTTCACAACCCCTATTGCCTTAGCCTTGATGTCGTAGCTCACGCCAGTAACAAAGTTGGTCTTGGCAAAGCCTGCACTACCAGCATCAGTCAAAGTGACCGTTGTCTGTCCCTTTATGCCAGGTGTAACCTGTGTGACTGTCACCACAGCGTCTGCGCGTGTAGCCGTAAACTTTGCGTTTGCTGCTATCTGTACCTTTAGATTTTCAGCAGTCGTATCGTTATTAGTTTCAGCCACAAACGTACCGCTGCCAGCAGAGCCACCAGTCGTAAAATCGTGACTGGTCTGATCTGTAGCAATCAGTGTTACTTTGTCACCAGTAGCAAGATTAGAAAAGTTGCTGATTGTAATTGTGCAAGTTGCCTGCACACCCAGCAGATCACTAAAAGCACTGTCAGTGCCCATCACGAATGACTGCGGTGGATCGGTGTGACCATTAACCGAAACCACACGATCACCGAAATTTATAAAATTTACATGGTCATTTGTCGCAACCGTGTAGCTGGCTGATTGCCTTGAGACATTCGCAAAAGCTGTTGTGCCAAGTTTAAATAAATCCTGATGGTCAGCAGCAAAGGTATTCACTGTGCCATCACTTTGCGTAAAACTTGCAGCACCCTTTGGCCTGTTGGATAAGGCCGTTGATACCTCAGACTGTGATGCAAATGGTGCGTAGGTCGAAGCTGTTCTTGGTAGAACATTCTTGGCAACTGTGCTGCCTGGATTACCCAGATCAGCCTGATCCGGCAAGAACGGCCCGAAGTTAAACATTAAAAGCCTCGGCTAATGTCAAAGCGTCTGGAGCCAACCAGACCAGAATCAACAGACAAACGTGCCTGACCACGACTGCGTGCATCGAGCGTATTCAGCTCGGCAACAACACCATCGAGCAAGTTCAGATTTGACTGTACAGCCTGTGTATCCTTTGCCCTCATGTAGAAGGCAGCTAAGGCAGCATAGATATACGCATCAGGTGAGCTGGTCAGCAGGGCATTGGTATTGTCCGTTGCCAGGTCAAACTTCTTGAGGAACCTGTGCGTAAAACTGTAATTCTGATCTGCCTCTCGCTCAAATTGTATGACAGAGCCTATGGCGAAATAGTAAGGCCGACCCTGCCCCGTGCTTGCCGTTTCCTGTAAGCTGAACAGCGATTGCTGTGTAGGCTGATAGTTATCATCTGTATAAAACAGATCAATGTGTTCGACAAAACCTGTTGGCAACGCCTGTGAGCTGGAACCGCTGGACAATGTAAAGGTGTTGCTCGTTTCTTGCTGCAAAAGACGCAGCTTGCGATTCAAGCGTGCCTCACCCCTGGTAATGTAGTCGCTCCAGTCAATGTCCGATCTTGATGTTTCCGTATCAAGTGCAGTCTTCAGCTCGGCAAGCGTTGAGATACTCATTGCTCATAAGCCTCATTTATATCTGGTGTAGTTGGATCATCAGCAACAAACTTGCCGCCTTTACGAGCACGCTTATTGGTCGCTGGTTTTGCAACAGCTTTCTTGGCAGCAGGCTTTGACTTGCCCATAGCACCCTTTGGGCTATCAGCGTAACCAGACTTAGGCACATCCTCAGAATCAAACAACTCAGGCTCGCCAGTGCCGTTTTTAAACATAAATACTTTTGGCATTTTATTCCCCTAAAGAGCTAAGGGGCTGCCTTGCAGCAGCCCCAATCGCCTTAGTTCATGTGGATACGGCAAGCCAGTTCTGGTCGAACTGTCTTAAATCCATAAAGCACATCGAGTCGTGTAATAAACGTATCTGCTGAGATAGAGTAATCTCTTACAATCCTCATGCTAATACCGTCCATTACCTCACGGGCAGCGAAGTCAACACCCGTTGGCAACACAAGGTCAGCAGTTGCAAAAGCAAAAGCATCTTTGTGATANGCCAGGCTAGTTCCAAAAGTTCCAGATGCTCCNATGTCTGTCGAATCATCACTTTCGTTTTTGTGAACTGGTGCATTATTTGCAGGCATTCCCGTAATGTTTTGCAATGCACCACTTGAGTGCAACGCTGGTGATATTGGCAAACTGGTTGCATCAGCAGAAACATCAGCCGTAATGACAAACTTTGCTAGTTTACCAGTGTCAGCTTTTGTCTCAGGATGAACAGAGTTCACAGAGGCAAAATAGACAATGTCACCTTTTTTGAAGGTTCCAGCACCAGTATCCACCGTAATGGATGTGCTGCCTTGAGCAATTGTGCCAGCGTCATTGACCAGGTAATCGCCAGTGCCGTCATCTGATCCACCTGTGTGAGATGGCATCATGGTGTTTTCCATGATGTCGGAGAACCCAAAGGTGTTAGATGCAACGCGACCTTCACGATAGTTATTGCTCAACTCGGTCTGTGAGTTAAACAATCCTTTCATGACCTCAACCAGGTCCATGTTGTCCTGGGTGCTGAGGTTTAGGCAACGTCCGTCATAAGGCGCGAGGTTGTCTGTCAATGTCTTTGATGCAGTTAGAATATCACTGGTTGTGATGGTTGCACCAATGTCAGCCACCTGGTTGTTGGTGTCCTTATACATCGATAAAGCATCAGATTCGATATTAGCTGCCAGCACACTCATGGCTGGTGACAATATACGATCTGAGAAATCATCGATGTCCAGACTTAGATCGTCAGATGTAAAGGTTGTATCAACACCTTTTTGTGTTGCAACCTGTAGCGTGACACTACGCTCAGAAACATCTTGAGAGCTTAGTGTTGCACCTGTTCTGACGGTGTACTGGTTAGGCAAACGGATGGAAAGACTGTCACCAATCTTTGCACCAGTCTGTGCAAACCGATCATCGTAAGAACGATTGATCGTTCCAACGAAATTGAGCTTCTGATGAAGCACACGCAACGCCTCGCGTGTTACCGCTGTAGGCGTTAATAAAGAGTTAGCCATTGTAAAAGTTCCTTATAAAAGTTATGCGCGTCTGCGCTTTTCGACTTGTTGATTCCGCATTTTTGTCCACTCCTCTATGCTCATTTTGTCGGGGTCTTTCGTTGCTGATGCTCTTTTACCTTTAACCTTCACCGCTGATTTAGGCGGTTCAGCCTTGGGCGTGGCTGCCTTCTGTTTGGCAACTAGCTCATCGTAACGTCTGGCCTTGTCGATAAGTTTCACATGAACAGGGTCAGTAATGCTTGCCACAGCTTGCTCATTCAGCCCTTGGCTTACACCGTAGGCAGCAATTGTTTGAGCCAGCTCTGGCGTCCAATTATCGATCTCTTTTTTCAGAACCTTTTGGCCTTCCTCAACAACCCTTGCGTGCTCGGCACGTTGGTTATCGAGAGCTTTGGCTTGATTGTCATTGAGTCGATTCATCGTATTTTGACGCTGGCTTTCCAGCTCTCTCTTTTGTCTATCAAGAGCTGACGCTTGACCAACGTCCTGGTTGTAAAGCTCATCCCAGTTCAAAGCATTATATTGCTCGATTTGCTGGTCGATGGCTTTTACTGCTGCAACATCTTCAATGGTCTGTTGCTGCAATTCGGATTGCTGCTGTATGGCAGCAGCTTGAGCCTCAACAGCTTTTTTCTGTTCTGCCAGGCTCTGTGTTTTCTGTGTATAGTCGCTTTGCCGAAGTAAGGCATCTTTGAGTTGTGGCGGTACTTCATATTCCTCACCGTCATACTCTACAGAAACAAATTGGGAGCCATCATCTGGCTCCCCTGCTTCTTCTTCACTTGCGACTGTTTCCCCGTCTGACACTTCCTCTACCGCTTGCGTTTCCTCTACCTCAGTGGCTTCGGGTGCTGCGCTTTCGGTTTCTAAAGCAAGTTCCGGCTCAGGATTGTTTGCCTCGTCTGACATTAATATCTCCTATATAATTGAGTTTGGTTGAAATTCCTCCATGAGAGGTGCGGTTGATCCTTCTTTCTGTGCCTTGACGATTGCTTCCATACGATCAGTCTCAGCACGGTATTTATCG